ATCAGGATATAAAGCACCTTTATTGGGTCGTCCGTGGGTCTGGGGTGTAACTGATTGCTGGTCTTTAGTAAGAGATTGGTATAAGCAGGAAAGAGGCATTGAACTTAGAGATTGGGAAAGGCCTATAACACCAGAAGAATTTTTGAAAGATCCTATGTTTGAGAGATGTGCATGGAGAACTGGCTTTAGACAGTTGAGACAGGAAGAAAAGTTAGAAAATGGTGATTTATTATTTATGTCAATCATGGCAGATGGATTAAATCACGTTGCTTTGTTTCTTGATGGTGAAGTATTACACCATTTAACAGAT